GGCTGGCAATTGCCTTTCATCGGCACCATCTCAAACCCTCCAAAAAGATTGATGCACTCAGGGCCGCACTTGCCAGATGGGTCAAACACAATCTGCTCGGCCCGCACATCGCGGCGCTTGTCTGACTGCATCCACATCTTGACCTCATCATTGCCGTACTGATTACGCACGCCTGCCAATGCATAGGGTTGGCGCGTCTCCGTGTCCCAACAAATCTGGCTTGCAAACTGAAACACCCAACGCCTGAACAGCGTTTGCAGCTTGCCCGTGTCCACCTTCTTTTTGCGCTTTGGCCGGGCCGGACCTTTGGGGCCACCCCCTCCCCCATTGCTGTCGGTGGGCATGCGACCGTCGTCATCCATATCGGGGGGCAGACTCATGTTGTAGATCTTGGCTCTCTTGTTGTTGTCAGCCATAGCTTTTGAGTTCATTGATGATTTCCAGAGCTAAGTCCATGGCCACCTTGACCTCAGCCAAACCCTCAAGCCGGTGCAAATCGTTGAAGTCGGTGTCTTTATCGCCACGGTTCGTTTCTTTGCGAAAAACCGGGAATGTGCGCACCACCAGCTTGGCGCCAAGGTCCATCACACTGTCCAGCGCAATCTGAGCCTGGATCCGCCCCACGTTGTTGGGCAGGCCCTTAATCGTGGTCTTGTAGTCATCGTCCGCACAAATCACAATCGGACTGCCTGGCAGCGACTGGTGAATGGCAGCCACCACTGTTGGCAGGTTGTAGGCGTCAAACGCCACAAACACTGGGTAGCGTCGCGCGAGCGCCATGCGGATGCTCATGCCCGTGGCATACCCCTCGCACACAAACACCGGCTCACCCACTACTGCCAGGCCCAGACGGCAGGCGGTGCCGGGCTTGCTCATGCCATAAGTAAATTTTTTGCTGCCATCGTCCTTGATGATCTGTACCCCCTTGAGGGCTTGAGCGCGCTCCAGGTCGTACCGGATCATGGGAATGACCAGCCCGCCACCCTGATCGGTGGGAAGGTAGCGGCAACTCTCAGGTGCATCAATTCCCTTGCGCTGGGCGTAGGCGCTGACACCCTCTTTCGCGGCAGCATGCCAGTATTGCTTGGCCACATCCTCAGCATTGAGCGCGGCCTGCTGGCGTTGGGCCAGCTCTTGCGCAGTACGCTGCTCGCGCTCATAACGGCGGCGGGCCAGCTCTGCCGGATCGGGGGCCGGGCGCTCGCTGGAGTCGAATTTGTAGCCTCCGTCTTTGGCCAGCTTGATCAGCGTTCCGATGGTGTAGCCACCGTGGCGGCTTTTGAAGCCACGCCACGAACTGCGGCAGGCCAGCGCGTTGTAGTTGCCGGCCTGCTGGCTCCAACTGTCCCAGGCATCAAAGGCGGCGTCTCCGAACTCGGCTTTGAGTGCCATGCCAATGGAAACCCACACCTCGCGGTCTTCACAGCCGTCCACAAACGTCAGCATGCCCTGCGCGGTGCGCAGATCAAGCGGTGGGTGTTTCAGCGCTGCGGTCATGCCGGGTGTTTTGGCATCATCGAGCGCACCGCAGCCAGCGTTCCGTTCAAGGCCGCTATCAGCTCGGCGGCTTTGTTTTCACAATCGCGCATCTCATTGGGTGTGACCGTTCCGTCCGCGACTGCGTCGTTGACCACGCCAAGAACCTCGCCAAACTCCTTGGCCATGTGCATCACCTGCTCCAGCGTGGTGAATTGACAATCTGCATGCAGACTCACGCAGGCATATCCCAGCGCCCCTGCCATAGCATGCAGAATCCGGGCATCTCTGGTGACCTCTTGCATCGCAACAGCATCGCGCAGGCTCAGGTGGTGCGTGTCATTTGTCAGGCTGACCTTATGCTGGAGCGTGTTGGCGCTGATACCCATGCGCTGCGCCACAGCTGGCACGCCGCCGGGGTGTTCATGCGCGGTGTGATAAGCAGCGTCCAGAACATCCAGCCCAATCGGCATGGCGATCAAGGATCGTCGCTCGCCATTGCGACGGCATCCATAAGAGCACAAACTTGCGTTCATGGGATCAAACTCCGTTGACAAAAAGCAGCCTGCCCGGCAACGAACCGGGCAGGCCGAAAGACACGCGGCCACTATCAGAACCGCGCACCACGAAATGGCGGGAATGGGTGGGGTTGCCAGCCCGGCTTACGATGGAGGTCTCTACACAACCATCACCGAGAGGCAACCCCATGAATGATTCAAAGCTGGAGGCTCGCATTGAAGCGATTGAGCTGTTCCTGCAGCAGCTAGTTTTTTTGCTGGAAGTTGAGTCCGACTTGACCAAGGAAAATATCTCCGCGTGGCTCATGGATTGCCGCTCCCGCCAGCGCGACCGCGGTGTGACTTCCCCGCCCGTTTTGGCTGCTTTTGGTAATCTGGTTGACAAGGTTTTGGAGTTGACTCCTGATCCGGATGAGCCCAACCCCGCAGCACGGCGAGCCGCCGCGCTTGAGTTAAAGAAAGCGGCAGCGAAGCGGCCTCCCAAGCACTAAGAAATTCGTATTCCGCCGCATAGCTTTTGATGGCCAAATAAAACAATTTATTCGCTATGCCCAGGCGTGCTGCCTGAGTTCGCGGGCTCTTACCTGTATATCCACTCAAGAGCGTGTTTGGTGTAGCTTTTGGTTTCATATTTGCGGTCATGCCGGGTGTTTTGGCATCATCGAACGCACTGCAGCCAGAGTGCCATTCAGGGCAGCTATCAGCTCGGCGGCTTTGTTTTCACAGTCGCGCATTTCATTGGGTGTGACAGTTCCGTCCGCGACTGCGTCGTTGACCACGCCAAGCACCTCACCAAACTCCCTGGCCATGTGCATCACCTGCTCCAGCGTGGTGAATTGACCATCGGCGTGCAGACTCACACAGGCATATCCCAGCGCCCCTGCCATAGCATGCAGAATCCGCGCATCCCCGGTGACCTCTTGCATCGCAACAGCATCGCGCAGGCTCAGGTGGTGCGTGTCATTTGTCAGGCTGACCTTATGCTGGAGCGTGTTGGCGCTGATACCCATGCGCTGCGCCACAGCTGGCACGCCGCCGGGGTGTTCATGCGCGGTGTGATAAGCAGCGTCCAGAACATCCAGCCCAATCGGCATGGCGATCAAGGATCGTCGCTCGCCATTGCGACGGCATCCATAAGAGCACAAACTTGCGTTCATGGGATCAAACTCCGTTGACAAAAAGCAGCCTGCCCGGCAACGAACCGGGCAGGCCGAAAGACACGCGGCCACCATCAGAACCGCGCACCACGAAATGGCGGGAATGGGTGGGGTTGCCAGCCGGGAGACAATTCGAGTTCCACAACCCAAACCCGAAAGGCAACCCCATGCAAACAAAAAAAGAATCGAGAACCGAGAGCCATGGACCTATAGCCATGTATGCAGAAACCGGGGAAGAATTCCTCGTAACCTGCACTGTCAGGTCGTTCCGCCAGCAATTCCTGGACGGTACGTGGACCAACTGGAATGTGGAGTCAAGACATTTCATGTCGGGCCGGACTCCTGTGAATCCGCAAGACGATGGGTGGTACGAGTTAGCGACAACAGGTCAACGGATTCGTCCACGTCAGGAATCTTGACCTCCTCCCGTTCCACGATATTGAACTTGCGCAGCACTTGCGCTGCTGCCTCCCCAGCGCTCTGGGGTAATACCGTGGTCACCTCAATAGTTGGGAGGTCACCCACTTGGCAAGTAATCACGAAGCCTGTGACGTGCTTCGCATCGATTCCGAGTGCTTTCAGTACGGGAATTCCAAATTCGGATGTGGTGCTGACCATCTCACATCCCTCCCGCTACAGTTTCAGTAGCTGCTTGCGCTTGATTGGTGGGCGTGGTGGCGAGGTCGAAAACGCTTACTTGGCCTGCAGTGATGCGCTGAATTTGCAAGGCCTCCACCAGGGAAACACGCCGGGTGCCATGCAGCCAGTGATTGACCTTGCCTTGGCTGACCGGGGGCATCAACATCTTGGCAAATTCAGACTGCGTGATTCCGTTGGTTTTGAGGTAGTCGTAGAGCTTCATGGGCCACATTATGTGGTGTTTCAAAACGGATTGCAAATTTGATGCACCACGAAATGCCAATTCCATTTTGTGGTGATGATTGGCACACTTCTTTCATGATCACATGGAGAGATCGCGCCCGTAGCGCGATGCGGGCCTCAGGCCATACACAAGACACCCTTGCATCTGAGCTTGATATGACTCAAGGGGGCGTGCAGCATTGGCTAGCCGGAACCCGTCAGCCATCCTTAGAAGACATAAATCGAATTGCCAAAATACTGAAAGTCCCGCCGGCATGGCTCACTCACGGACTGGAACCGGATGACATGCTGGACGGTCTTGGCGATCTGGCGCGCACCGTGTTGCGCAGTCTGATCCACACCGAACGCACGCAACCTCAGCCCGAGGCGCTTTGGAATGCTGTTCGGTCCATGTTGGATTTGTCGGCACCAGCCACCGCAGCTCAGGAACATGTGGCAGCCAACGTGCCCCCAAAACTCAAACAATTGCTCGGCGCCAAGGTAAAGGTCAGCACAAGCGATTTCGCCGAACCGCCGCCCAACGTTGCCACCACCCACGAACATGATCCACCTGCCTGAGGTATTTCACGTTGGCACTGCCACAGCAGATGATTTTTTGAACCCGTACAAATGGGTCAACGACGAAGAAAAAAACGTCTGCCCGGTGCTGTACGCCCGGTTTGCGCGCGACCATGGCAAGATTGATGCCTATGCAAAACTGGTAAAGGTGGATACCGCTGCGGGGCAGATTGAGTGCATCAACGAAATTTCCGGCTGGCTGATTGCCAGGGCCTGCGCCCTGCCCGTGGCAGAAACAGCCTTTATGACCACGATTTATGTGCGCGATCTGCCAGATCACCCATTGGTGCGCGAGTATTGCAGCGATCCAAATGCGGAATTGTTTTTTTTCTGCACCTCAGAAATCAGCCGCACACAGGCTGTTGGCATTGTCCCCAACGAAGCGCTATTGGAGGAACAGGCCCAGTGGGCACACTGCCACGCAACCATTGCGCTGGACGAATGGCTAGCCAACACCGACCGCCATCTTGGCAACCTGGTACGCAAAGCCAAAAATGATTTTGCCCTGATAGACCACGGCCAACTGCTCAGGCGCATCCCTGCGCCGCCACCGTGGTGGCAGACTGGCGAGCTGCCCGACCTGGAAAATCAGCCCATGGTCAATTTGCTGCACCGCCATGTCTACCACTGCCGCAACATCACGGCAGGCCCTGCGGTCACCGCTGGATTTACCCAGTGCGCTGCAGACGCTGCAAAACAGGCGCAAAATATGCGCAAAGCGCTGCATGAAATCGCATTTTGGTGCAGCACACTGGCCCCAGGCCACAGCGCCGCGTGGCTGAACTTTTTGCATAATCGAACCATGAACGCGCGCGATTTGTTGGCCCATAGGTTTAGTGTTTTTAGTTTCGCTTGAATCAATCACACATGCTAGCCATTCATAAACTGCTCAAGCCTAAGGCGATGACACATGCCACAGAAGGAACGTGGCAGGTGGCGCGGCTGTCGCTTGATCCAGCCACGGGCGAACAGTTGAATGTGGGGGTGGTGTTTCGCGCTCATGGCGTAGATGAACCAACGGTGCGCTTTTTGCGCAATGTGGCCGGGCTGCGCTGCATGTATGGCGACGATCTGGCCGAAGACGCTGCGTTCCTGATCGACCAGGCAGAGCAAGCCATGGAGCAAGGCATCCCACTGCCTCCAAAGTGGAATGTGTCACTGGGCCAACCCCTTTTTGTGCGTGGCCACAGCGCAAAAGAGATTGTTGACGAACTTTTCGCCCGTGTGGTGCCCCTTGGAACCAAAGAGCAGTTAGCTGAGCGTCTGGATACTGATGACCACCAGCACGCCACTCGCAACGTGCGCGCTGCCGTGCGCCGCCTGCTCACCGCCCACATGCAGACGCGCAAGGCACCTGAGTTCTGGAGAACAGCGCCATTGGAGGCTATTCAGGACAACCAGAGTGTGCGCGTGGATGTGCAAATTGCGGGCGACGGCAAAGCAGGCAAGCTGCACGGCGCCATTAGCTCAGCCTGGTACAAAAGCACCTACCACCGCAGCGCCTACCTGAACAATGGGGCCAACGCCATTGTGACCGCTGCCAAACTGTTTGGCTCGTCCACCAACATCATGTATTTGCTGGCCCCAACCACCAAAGACGGGTTCAGCGCCGAGGAGCTGCGCGACATTGAGGCCGATATTGCCTCGGTGCGCTGGCTTGTTGGCAAAGAAAATGCCCAGCTGGCGGTGTTCAACTCAGAGCACAAAATGGCCGAGAACATTCTGGAAGACCTGGGGCAGATATAGCGGTCTCAGTTTGCGGCCTTGTCTGCGCGCTTTTGCACCACTTCATCACACAAAGACATCACCATTTCACAACGGGTAATCGAATCAGCACACTCCTGGATGGAAAGATGCTGGTAAAGATCGTAATCTGCTTTTACCCGCAAGCGTTTGAACTTTGGCCACATCTTGGCTATGTCAAGGGCGCAGAGTCTGCCAAGGTTTGCACCTTTGCCGTACACCTCTGCACGGGCGATGATTTCCTCGTGGCTTGATTCTGATTTGCGCTGGTCACTGGGCGTTCTTGGCTCAAAAACCGCCGCAACATGGTGCAAAGCAGCGTAATGCGCGCGCGACACTGCACAGCGCAAGGCCGCTTCACTGGTTTCATTGGCCTGCAATTTCCTGGCCAGCGCCAACAGCTCACGCGAACTGGTCGGCATTTTCCGAAATATAGACCAACTCTACAGACAAGGCGGACGGATTCCACCCAGGCTCAGCCGCAAACAATTGCGCAAGTTGCGACTCCATCCGCATTTCATCATTCAGGCTGCCATTAAACCCAAGCCCAAAATGAATCGACCGCGTTCCGTCTTCTGGATCGATGTCAATCCCGGCGGTCAGGCGCCGCACTCTCTTGTTGTTGCGCGCCAGAACATCGTAAGCAGCGTTGATCTCAAAGATCAACCTATGCTGTGGGATGCCAAGGCTTGCCATGGTTTCCAGGTAGGGCCCAGGGTTCACAGTCTCGGCGCTCAAGCCAATATTGTTGTCCAACGCACGCTGGTACAGCGTCAAGGCATTCTCCAGTTGGCCTGACCAGATGAGATAACTCAGCGTATGGTTTACCACCTCGGTGTCCATCGGAGCCATTTTTAGAGTCGCAAGGCTGACTTCAGCGGACTTGTCAAGACGATTGAGCTGCTTGTAGGTCAAAGCTGCGTTATCCCTGGTGATAACGCTATTACTCAGACGCAAGGCGTTGTTTATCCAACGGTCTGCCTCTTCAAAATCCCACGCCAAAGCAGAGATACCAGCTTTCACCAAGCTGGCAGTGGCGGCATCCGCCTTCGCCAAAGCTTCGGCATCCCGCATTAACTGGCGTTTAGCAAAGTCGCCGGGTGCGTCATCTTCCAGAAACAACAACTCCAAGCGACTCAACAGATCTGAGGCGATGGTCTGGGGTTGGGCGTATGACATGGACAACTCTTAACAAATTACAAATATGACGCATTGAACTGAGCAGGAAAACACCTCAAGCCAACTCGCGGCGCTTGGTCGCATTGTCTCCGATCAGTGCACTTGTGCATAGCGCCGGGCTGAGAAACCACTCTATTCAGATCGCCTGACAACACACCGTTGCAACACCGCGAAAAAATTAAGCCACATTTTGTATTGACAGCTTAGACCCCGTTTTGGATAATTCAATCCAACGCAGCAAGGTCGCTGTGAAGGAGTGAAAAGTGCAGTTAGTCACCAAGGATTACCAAGGCCATGCCATCGCCTACCAGGAAGACGGCTGGTTCAATGCCACGCAGGCAGCGGCGAAGTGGGGGAAGCGCCCCGTTGACTGGCTTGCGCTGCAAAGCACCAAGGATTACATCGAAGCCTTGAAAAGGCACGGCGCATTTGTGGGGAAATCTCACAAATCAAAAACTGGCCCTTCTGCCAATGGTGGCGGAACATGGATGCACCCAAAGCTTGCAGTTTCATTTACCCGCTGGCTGGATGCAGACTTTGCAGTGTGGTGCGACACCCAGATCGACGCTCTGATTCGAGGCAAGGACGACTGGCGCAAGCTGCGCCACGCAGCGGCCAGCAGTTTCAAAGTGGCCAATGACATTTTGAAGATGGTCCGGGCTTCCCAGGACAAGGAAACCGAGGACAAGCACTACATGTGCGAGGCCAAACTTGTGAACTGGGTCATCACCGGCGAGTTCAAAGGAATTGACCGCGAAACCTTGAGCTCCGGACAGCTTGATTTGCTGGCCCACTTGCAAGAACGCAATGCAGTGCTGATCGGGCGTGGGCTGGAGTATCAGTTGCGCAAGAACATGCTCAAGAGCTATGCCATGGACTGGAAGATGGCTTTGATTGGTGGGGTGGCGGCATGACCCGCGCAGCCCACCCCGGACCAATCAGCGCCACCGAATACGCGCTGATCAGCACCCTGGCCTGCATCGTCCTGGAGACGATGGACTACAGCCCGGCCCAACGCATCGACGGCGACAGCTTTTTGCCTGCCGCATTGGTCGAGCAGGCCCAGCAAGCGCTGGCAGCCTACGGGCATCGCATCCAGCCCGACAAAACAATGATGGCAAATGAGGTGGCGGCATGACCATCAGAACCTTATCAGTCGAGGTTGATATTGATGTCGTTTTATCTGAAGTTGACACCGACGACCTGATAGAAGAACTTGAAAGTCGTGGCGTATCCAGCGACGGAGGATCAAATTTCCGAGAGGAAATTGAAGAAATGTTCTACGCATTCAAGTTAGGCAAGCTGGATCACGCCATGCAGATTGCTAAATCCATCGCCCAAGAACACAAAGGAATGATCCTATGAGATCCATTACCAAGTGGGTTGGCGCCGCCCTGCTCGCCTTTGTATTGGCCAGCGGACACCTGTTGAGCGGCCCCACGGAGCTGGATGCTGTTGAGGATGTCGCTGCTGAAGTTGCTGCGTTGAGCGGGGACACGAAATGAGCCAAGACGCAGCAGGACTGCTCACCATGTTGGCGTTGATCTTTCTGGCCCTGATTTCGATCCTGGCGGCAATGGTCTGGCTGGTTATCTCTGATCAGAAATCTGGCTTTGACGAGGAACAGGCCCAGCGCGACGCTGAAGAAATCCTGGCCGACGCAGCCAACGATGTGACCTACCGACGCCGTGTGCGCGCTGGCCAATGTGTATCGGATTGACCATGCCAAAACCCGACCTTCCACCCGTCACCGACGCACACCGACTTGCTGCCTTTGCTGCAATGCACTGGGGCGCGATGACGTATGAGACGGCCATCAAGTTTGACCTGCGCCGGCGCTTGATTGAGTGCCGCGCCCACCACATCCGCACACAGGAGTGGCTAAAAACGCAAGAGCGCACCGTGGAGCCGGTGGTGCGCTGCATCCCCGGCGTTGACGGCCACCCGCTCAAGTGGTCCACCCAGCTGGTGCTGGGGGCGCTGCAGCCTATTACTCAAGTCGACTTTATCAACCAACCATGAACAAGCCATTATCAAATCCGGCCACCTGGGACGGCGTGTTGAACACCATCAAGCAAAGCGGCGCCAGGGGAGTCACCAACTCTCAAATTGCAGCAATTTTGGGATCTGACGTGACCGACGTTTCTAGCCTAACGCGACTGCTTTGGAAGGCGACAGAAATCAGCGTTCGCAAGGATGGTATGAGCAATATTTATTCGGCCCGCCAGGTCAAAAACACTGGAGCGTCGCAATGACCCCCGAACAGATCGAAAAACTTTGCGCTGAGGCCCGACATCGCCTGCAGCTGTACATCAACCGCATGGCGGCGCAACACATCCGGCGCATGCGCCAAACCCGCATTTGCTCGCTGGTGGAGGCGTGCATCAATGTGCTGATCGGCTTCACGATAAACTTTTTTGCAAACATCCTGATCCTGCCGCTGATCGGTTTCAACATCACCGCGGGCCAGAACATTTTCATTGGCGTGCTCTACACCATTGTGTCGGTGGCGCGCTCTTACGCCATTCGCCGCTGGTTCAACGCCCGGCTGCACGCTGCAGCCCAGGCCATTGCCGTCAAGGTGGCGTGAATGCCAATCAAAAAGCACAAGATCAAGCCCAAGGTGCGCCAGAACCACGAGGCGCTGCCCAACACTTTTGATGTGTTCAAGGCGCCCAAATACAAGCCCGCGCCTGCCGCATCGCCGCGACCTGGCGCCGATGACCACCTGAAATACAAATCCAAGCTGGGGGCCGCATGAAACCACAACAGCACAACGCCAAAACCATTTTTGCGGGCAACCGCCACCCTATCACCGGAGCATCCATGACACCCAAAAAAGCGCCAGCCGTTTTTGTCGACCCCGAGCAATTGAGCATCTGCAATGACCCATTGCCAAACCACCGCGCCAAGCCGGGCGGCAAGTACGACGAAATTTTGAAAAACCTCAAGGTAGGCCAGTGCATCAAATGCCCGCCCGCCGATGTCGGCAAGATCACTGGTGCCCTGCGCAAGTTCATTGGTGAGGGTGGTGATGTCAAAGGCGCCATCCGCTCAATGTCAAATTATGGCGATGGCATGGGCCGGGTTTGGCTGGTTGCGTTGCCTGCCAAGACACCAAAGGCTGCGGCATGAAAACCGCCCACCGCAAAGCCAGCCAACACAAACACCGCTGGCAAAAAGACTACAGCGCGTTTGGACGCATCATCGGTCTACTGGAGCCTTTCACGCCCGAAGAATTGCTGCGCCTTGAGCTGCCAATCCGCATGAGTTTTGAGGCCCTCAAAAGCGGCAAAGGCGTTGAGAGCGACTTCCATGACATCGCCGCCGCAATCAATTGCACCATGGTGCGCAGTGAAGAGGTCGACCCAATGTGCGAATACACCGCCATCGCCGCGCGTGACGCCCTGATGCGCACCTGGCACCGCTGGGAGAAAACCGGCAAGTGGGGGTTTGATGGCCCCGCGCTGGCCGAGGTGGAGGCAGGCATTGATCTGCATGAACAACTGATCCGCCTGAGCACCCCCGGCCAGATGGTCAAAGCCATGCGCGAGGTGATCCGGCGTGGGCAGAAGAAAGAGATTGTGCAATGACACAGTTTCCGGCCTACATGCACACCATCCGCAAATTGAGCCACGACGAACAGTGGATGCAGTCTGAGCTGCGCCGCATCGACCCCAATTGCCTCAACGAAGGCAACGAACAGGCTCGCATGCGG